AACAACGACCAAATAGAAGACATAGAATATCTACGAAACAAGTTAATGGCAAGTCTTAGAATACCAAAAGCTTTTTTAGGATATGAAGAAGGTTTAAGTGGTGGTAAAGCTACACTTGCTGCTGAAGATGTTCGTTTTGCTCGTACAATTGAAAGGTTACAAAAGATTATTGTTAGTGAATTAACTAAAATTGGTATTGTACACCTTTACTCACAAGGATTTAATGATTCTGATTTAATTGATTTTCAGTTAGAGTTACAGAATCCATCAATGATTCATGAGCAAGAAAAATTAGAATTGATGAGTCAACAACTTGATATTGCTGAAAAAGCTATAGATTCAAAGTTGTTTAGTCGTAAGTGGATATATGACAATGTTTTTGATTTAAGTGACCAGCAAAAACTTGATATTTACGAAGCTATAGTAGAAGATACTAAACAAAAATTTCGTTTAGAGCAAATAGAAACAGAAGGAAGTGATCCTGCTAAAGAACCACCACCAAGTGAAGATGAAGATGACGATGATAATTTTGAAGTAAGCAGAAAAGGTAAATGGGGTGGAAGTGAAAAAGATCCTTTTAAAGACCAAGAAGATATGAAAGATAAATATGGACATGAAAGTCTAAAAGATGTCGATAGATCATATGGAAAAAGGGAATTTAAAGGTAAATCACCTCTTGCCACATCAAAAGCTAGTACAGTTGTTGCTCGTGAAGGTATATTAGATCAACTTAAAGAAAAGTTTCCTAAAGACAAATCTTCTATGTTGAGTGAAGATAATATAATAAAAGAGTAATTTACCACTTTATCTAAATTCTGTTATATTTATATATGAATAATTGTATCAAAATCTTTGGAATAATATATGAGCAAATTTAAGCATAGTAAACTAAGAAATACGGGATTACTCTTTGAGTTCCTTTTAAGACAAGTCACCGTAGATGTTTTGAACAAGAAAAAGGAATCACCAGCTCTTAAAATTATTAAAAGTCAATTTAATGAACACACCGAGTTAGGTAAGGAGTTGGCTTTATATAATCTTATCATGACAAAGAAATTTAAATCAGATAAGAAAGCAGATTTCTTTTTATCAGAAGTGATTAGACAAAGGGGGAAGTTAAATAACATGAATCTTCGTAGAGAGAAGTATAATGTTATTGCTACTATAAAAGAGTCTTATGATGTAAATCAGTTGTTTAGTTCCAAAGTTCCAAATTATAAAACCTTTGCTTCTGTATATAAGTTGTTTGAGGGTATAAACGAAATGGGTGCTGACGAAAAAACAGAAAGTTATTTTATAATAATTGAAAATGTAACAACTTTAAAACACACAAAAAATAAATCTTATATACCTGAAGAGTTTAAAGATAAAGATTTAAGAATACTTTCTTATAAAACACTTTTGGAAAAGTTCAATAAAAAATATACTAATCTTTCTGATCAACAAAAGAAAGTTCTTAAAGAGTACATTAGTAATATTTCTAATACAAACAACTTTTCTATATTTGTAGAAACTCAAATACCAAAACTTAAAAGAAAGTTGAATGGTAAAGTTAAGAAAGTAAAAGATAAAGTATTAAAAATTAAATTACAAGAAGCAATTAATTGTGTTGATAAATTTTGCTTAAATGAATCAAAACAAACAGATGATAATTCTGTTATACAATTGTTGAGATATTATGAACTCGATAAAGAACTCGACAAAGTTTGATTCCATAGTTAAGGAACTTGCAAGTAGTTTATTTCGTAATAAATTAAAAGAAATAACTACAACAGCAAGTATAGACACTTATCAGACTCCTTATGCTTTTAGTAAAAAAGGAATGAAAAAGAAGAGGAAGAAAAATATTGAAAAACAAACTGGATATAAGTTTGTCGATGAGGCTTTATCCAATGATGATTTAAAAAAGATAAAGAAAGAAATAAGAAAAGAAGTATCCGATATCTTATTTGATATTTGGGTAAAACGAAGCTCTTGGGGGGGTAAATAAATGTCAAGATATCAAGCAGATCCTAATAATTCAAAAAAAATGATACCAAAGGCTGTTCCAACTAGTGCTTTTGGAAAAGCTACCACTCCGGCTCCTTATCCTGCTAGACATGAAAGACCTAATTACATTTTAATTAATAAAGTGGGAAATTATTCTTTTGCATATGAATCAGGAAGTCTTAACAGTTATGTAAGTGGCTCACAAGTAACTAATGCTGCTGCTGGTCCAGTTAGATTGGATATTAATCCAATTGCTTGGGTAAGTAAAAATGGTGCTGCTGGTGATGTAACTTTTGTATACACAGGAAACATAGGGTAAAAAAATGAATAAAAAATTATTAGTAGATGTAAGACCATTTGAAATATCTCGTCAGAAAATTGATGAGAGTATTAAAGAAAATGATGGTCGTTTAATAGTAAAGGGTGTCCTACAGAGAGCCGAATCTAAAAATCAAAATGGTAGAGTTTACCCACGAGAAGTATTATTGAAAGAAGTTTCTAAATATTTAGAAGAACAAGTTAGTGAGAGACGAGCACTCGGAGAACTCGACCATCCAGAATCATCTGTAGTTAATTTGAACAATGCGTCACATAATGTTATTGAAATGCATTGGGATGGCGATGACCTTTTAGGAACTGTAGAAGTTCTATCCACACCAAGTGGGAACATATTGAAAGAATTATTTAAATCAGGTATCAAACTTGGTATTTCATCAAGAGGATTGGGTTCGGTAGAACCGATGAGAGAATCTGAAGGTGAGGATGGAACTGTTGAGGTTCAACCTGACTTTGAACTTATTGCATTTGATTTCGTATCAAATCCATCTACACATGGTGCTTTCATGAGACCTGTTAACGAAGGTGTAGAAAAACAAAAACCTGAAACAAGAATCGAATCTATTATTAACTCTATAATGAGGGGATAATATGCCTTCGGTTTCCAAGAAACAACAAAAGTTTATGGGAATAGTTCGGTCAATCCAAAAGGGTGAACAACCCGCAAGTAAATTTTCCAAAGATGCTCAAGATGCTGCTAAGAAGATGAAGAAGAGTAGCGTAAAGAAATATGCTAAAACCAAACACGATGACTTACCTATCAAAAAAGAATCCTTATCAAAATCACAGATTAAAAAAATGAGAGATGAATTTGATAAAACCGGCGAACTACCACCTCATTTAAAAAAGATATCAAAAGCTAAAAAAGAATTTGAGAAAAAATTTAAAGTAAAGGATGTTGAAATACCTGGTTTAGAATGGATGAGTAAGTTAGGTGAGGCTGCTGATAGAGATTATAAAGCAGAATACAAAAAATTTCAATCATCAACAAAAGCTAAAAAATACAGAGCTGAGTTGAATAAATATAACCGACAAAAAGGCACTTATGGGAATGGTGATGGTAAAGATGCTTCTCATAAGGGAGGAAAAATCGTGGGGTTTGAAAAAGAGTCAACAAACAGAGGACGAGCTGAAAAGAGTCGTTTGAAAAAAGAAGATGCCCAACAAGAAATAGATGAGTATCTTGATAATATTTTAGAAGATTTATGTTTATGTGAAGCTTGTCAAAAAGGATATATGACACATCCTACTCGTAAAACAAAAACTATGTTTGGTAAAAGATACAGAAATTGTGTTAAGAAAGAATCTGTAAATGAACAATCTAAAACAATTAAAAAAATTGAAAAGTTAGCAAAAGCAAATAAGTATGGAGATATCGATGGAACAAAAATGAATGGTAAAACTGCTAATTTAATTATGAAAATTTACAATCATCCAAAGATGAAGAGTTATAAAAAGAAATTCGATACATATAAATCACACGAGTTGGTTGATATGACTATTAACATGTCAAAGATTTTGAAGATAAAAGAAGCAGATTTAGGACTCACATATAAAAGAGGTAAAACAGTAAAAGTCAAACATAAGAAATCCGGTAAAACACTTGTCATTGTAGATAAACCAGTCGTAAGAAAAGAATATGAAAAAATAGGATATTTTGCTGAGTCCGTAAATGAAAAAGTAGATTCTGAAATGAAGAAGATATATCAACTTCTTATCAAGTATGGAAATAATGCAAAAGATGCTGCGGCTATGATTAAAAAGAATTTAAAGTATGTAAACAAAACATACAGAAATTCAACTCCGAGAGCTAAGGCTGTAGCACTTGTAGGACTTCAAAGTTTAGGTGAGGGAACCTGTGGATACGGTATAGATGGAAAGATTGGTGAAGAACCAGCAGGTCCTAACTTGATAAAGAAAATCAAAAAAATATCGAAATCAAAAATAAAAGATGAAAAAATTAAATTAAAAAGTAAATCAGGTATGGGTACTATAAGTCATGTTGGTATGCCAAAAGCATCAAAGGGTGTTGAAAAATTATTTAAGATTGCTGATAGTGGATATGGTAAAGTAGGTGGAGTAACTGTTGATAGTATGTCTGCTAATCTATTTAAACAAATTTACAACAAAGCAAATGATGATATCAAAAAAAAATTAAATACAAAGAATGAGAAACAATTAGTAAAAATTCTTGGTGGAATGTGGAAAAAATTTGGAAAAAATGTTAGTATAGGGAGTAGTTTATAATGGCTGAACTAAAGAAAAGTAATTTAGATACACCTGAAATGCATGTTCAGGATCAAAAACACGAAATCAACACAGAGTTGATTGGAATAATAAAATTTAGACAAAACAAAAAATGGTTAATCAGCATAGCTGTTGTATCATTATTTTCTGCTATATTAGGACTTATGATTTGGTTTATGAGTAGTGGTGTTGATGTCATGGGTGGTTGGAAGGAGATTCTACTACTGATGTTAGGTGGATTCGTAGGTTCGTTTGCCAAAGTCATTGACTTTTGGTTCAACAACGCTGAAGATGATGTTAAACTATTAGAACACGCGGATGATTAAGGGGTAAGGTTATGAGTTTTTTAGCAACATTAGGAAAAGCCGCTGGTAGTTTACTTGGTGGTGATGCAATTAAAGACATCGGAAATATTGTAGATGATTTACATACTTCAGGTGAAGAGAAAGCAGAAGCTAAACAAAAGATTACACAGATATTAGCACAAGCCGAACAAGCGGCTCAAGCTCAAGTATCTGCTCGTTGGGAAGCTGATTTAAAACATGGTAGTTGGTTAAGTAAAAATATTAGACCAATTACATTAATCTTCCTTACTGGTGTATTTGTAATACTAAGTGTATTTGATGGCAACATGGGTGAGTTCACAATTGGTGAAGCTTATGTTCCAGTTTATCAAACTCTATTGATGACTGTATATGCGGCTTATTTTGCTGGTCGTTCAATTGAAAAAGTAAAGAAGGTAACTAAGTAGTGGCATATAGAGTATTAATGGAAGTAGTTCCAAGACCCGATGACACCGAAGAGTGGATTTGGAATGAAACAAATGCTAATAGTGTTTCTTCTACTGGTGGAAAGGGTTGGACTGCTAAACTTAACTCAAGTGATTCTGTTTGGGAATATTCCACTCAAAGTGATGCTAATGTAAAAATGAATGAATTATTTGAAGCCGACTCAACTAACAGACGATATAAAATTATAGAGGTATAAAATGATTAAATTAAAAGATTTTTTAAATGAAGGGATTCCAAACTATTTTAGAGGATATTTTGATAATGTAAATAATAATCTTGATAGACTAGAAAAAAATGTTAAACTATTGATAAAAGATTTGGGAAAAGATGGTTTAAAAAAAGAGTCATTAGAAGTTGCTTCTCTTTATAAAAAACACATAATAGAGTTTAAAGTTAAACTCAAAAACTTTGAGAAGAAAAATCGTGATTAAGTTAAAAGAATTATTAAATGAAAAAACTGTATCAATGGGACAAGTTCATTCTAACCCATATGCTTCATCGTTTAAGTCACCTAAACAAATAGAAGAAGATGGACATACTGATGTTCCATCTGCTATAAGAAAATTAAAAACATCTATTGAAGATGCCAACGAAATAATGGATAAACTCAATAGTATGTCAGAAGAAGAATCATTACCAAGTTGGTGGACAGATAAAATAACTCTTTCTGCTAATTACTTAAACAAAGCTAGAGATTACATATTAAACTCAAAGGAAACCAAATAAGATAATATTTATTATTATGAAAGACCAAATTACATATAACGGAAAAAAATACCAACGAGTAAATGAAGCTAGTATGGAACTCAAAAAATTAGAAGATGCTATTAAGATGTTTCAAAAGAAAATTAAGAAACAAGGTAGAGTTACTAATGCTAGAGATGAAGACCACCTTGAAAATCTAATAAAGATTTATAAACAAATGGGTGGTAAAAAAATAAAAGAATCTGTAAGTGAAAATCTTGATAGAAGAGTAACTGTAAAAGAAGTTCGCTCTTGGTTAAAAAAATTAGAAGAGTTTCGTTATAGAAAAATAAGAAATGTTGATGCTAGAAGAGTTACTTCTTTTATCAATAGTAATTTAAGTGAAACAGATTTACCTAATTCTTTACAGAAGAAATGGGAACATGCCAAATACGGTAGAGAAAAACATTTGGCAGACAAATTCATCAAAGAAAAAATTAGTCAGAAGTGGAGCGAGATTGCTCAAAATGAGGGTGTTGAAATGAAAAATATTAGTTTATTAGGAATAGTAGAAGACCTTGTGCCAGTTAAGGAACGAGAGCAAGGGGTAAACAAGTTCGAGGTCATTGAGGCTGTAAAAAACTATCAGATGATAGGTGGACAACTTTTCAAAGACAATGGTATTATCGAAGTTGCTAAACAACTTGTCGGTATTGCTGAATCTGCTCAAAATCATGTTTTAAGTGAAACTGATGATTGGTTTGATTCTGTTTCTGTAAAAAGAAATATGAAGGAATTAAAAGGTTTAACGGGTCAATTTAAAAAAGCTGCTCTTGAAGCCAATGCCGTAAACGAAAGATTAAATGCTCTATATGAGGATATGGGAAATATTTTAAATAGATACTATGACATTGAAGAAGCTATGGATCCTGTTGGTAAAGAGGATGGTGATATAGATAATGACGGTGATAAAGATGATAGTGATGAGTATCTAGCAAAACGCCGTAAAGCTATTTCTAAGGCAATAAAAAAACAAAATGGAGATAAGTAGTACATTTATTTATGTCTCATTGACATTATGGCAAATCGGTTTTATTATAGGAATATTATTAAAGTTATTTTACAAAAATGATAAAGCTAAAAAGGTTTTTACGAATACATCAACACCAAAAGCTGTTGAGGTCGTACTTCCAAAAAAAACAAAAGAAGTCGGACATATTGAAATCGAGATGAAAAAAAATATAGCACTACAAAAACCAACAAAGTCATCTATTAAATCGGATGAAGTGATAAAAGGTAAAGTAGTGACACAGAAAGAAAAACTTAAACAACTTAGAAGAGGTTAGATATGGCAAAAGGTTTAGATTGTGGTACATCATTCTATATTGCTGCTACAGAAGAGCTAGTTAAAAAACAAAGAAATGCATTCTTAACTGTCGATGGGGAGGTGAACCAAGTCAAGAGAATGTTAAAACGACAAGGAATTCCCTTTGTCGAAAAAGCTAGTAAGGTTCATATAGTTGGACAACACGCTTTCAACTATGCTCAAATATTCTCTACAGCAGAACTTAAAAGACCAATGAAAAGTGGTCTATTAAATCCTACAGAGAAAGATGCCTTACCAGTTCTAAACGCAATAATCGGAGAGTTGTTGGGTGATGCTAAAGATGGAGAAACTTGTGTTTATTGCATTCCATCTAAACCTATCGATGTCGAAAGGGAAGTATCATATCACGAAGATGTGTTGAGAACGATAATAGAACAATACGGATACAATGTGAAAAAGATAGAGGAGGCAGTTGCGATTGGATATGAAGGATTGGTTGATACTCAGCTAACTGGTGTAGCCATCTCGATGGGTGCTGGTATGTGTAACATAGCAGTTATGTATCAAGGGATGACTGCCCTATCTTTTAGTGTCAGTCGTGGTGGAGATTGGGTAGATGAAAATGTTTCTATGGACACAGGAGTATCAAAAGCTAAGGTAACTAATATTAAAGAAACATCAACTACACTTGATTTATCTGCTGCTACTTATCAAAATATTTATGAAGAAGAAACGGATGAGGCTAATGTTCTTATTGCTATCCGTTCTTATTACGGTGCCCTAATTAACTATCTTTTGACTAACCTAAAGGTTCAGTTTGAAGGTGTTGAAAATGTCCCTAATTTTCCTAATGCTGTTCCTATCGTTATCGGTGGTGGAACTTCATTAGTAAAAGGATTCTTGGATGTGTTTAATGAGCAGTTTGACCAAGATGAGTTTCCAATACCTATATCAGAAATCATTCACATAGAAGATGCTCATACAGCAGTTGCTAGAGGATGTTTATCTGAAGCTCAACTAATAGAAGAAGATGGTGAATAATAAAAATAAAAAAGGTTACAAAATGTTTCAAAAAAAAAGAAAAAAGAAAAAACAATCATCTATACTTTATGTAGATGCCAAAAATAAAAGTGTTGAGAGAGCAATATCAGAATTTAAAAGAAAAGTAAAAAATTCTAACTTACTTAAAGAGTTAAGAGAAAGGGAATTCTACCAAAAACCATCTGCTGCTAGACGAGAAAAAAGAAAACAGAGATTGATAAAAATAAAATCTCTTCGTCTAAATGATTAGGTTTTATTTTTTTTTTATATACTTATATGTAACCTCAATACTCTGTGGTCTTACAGAGTCTAATAAAATTAATCCTTAATTAAAGTTTCAGAATAACTTTATTCCAATACAAAATAGTATGGGAGACATAATATGTCTGATTTATTAAAAGAAGCTATTGCTGACGCTAAAGCTGTTCGTGAAACTGCTCTACAAAATGCCAAAATGGCTCTTGAAGAAGCATTCACTCCACATCTAAAATCAATGCTTTCTGCTAAACTTGCTGAAGAAGACCTTGAAGAAGACGAAGATGTTTTCGAGGGGGAACATGAAGACGATGAAGAAGAAGAAACTGATGAAGGTATGGGTATGAAACCTCGTAGAGATGACGATGATGATGAAGATCCTGAAGAAGGTATGCATGATGATCCTCGTAGAGAAGATGACGATGATGAAGAAGAAGTCGATGAATCTGAAATCGTTGAAATCGATGGTGTGAAGTATGCTCCAATTGTTTCTGAAGAAGAACACGAAGACGAAGATGACGAAGAAGTCGATGAGTCTGAAGAACTTGATTTAGAAGCAGTAATCAAAGAGCTTGAAGAAGAGTTAAATGAATCTGAACCTGGTGAAGAAGAAGAGTCTGTTCAAGAAGGTGCACATGAAGAAGATGACGAAGAAGAAAAAGTTGACGAAGAAATCGTTAACGAAGAAGACGAAGAAGACCTTGAAGAACAATCTACTTCATCTGGAATCGGTAAAGGTTCTGGAGTAAAACAGCCTTCTGCTGGTGACGAAGAAGATCCTGGTAAAGGTAAAACTCACGAACAAGTTGAAACGCTAAGTAATGAGCTTAATGAGTATAAGGAAGCTGTTGTCTTTTTGAAAGACAAGCTTCATGAAGTTAACATCCTTAATGCTAAACTTCTTTTCACTAATAAACTATTCAAAGAATTTGCTTTGAGTAATGACCAAAAACTTAAGATTGTTGAGACTTTTGATAGGGCTCAAACAACTCGTGAGATTAAATTGGTATACACTACTCTTGCTGAATCTTTTAATGGTGAGAAAAATGTGAAAAAAGAAGTTGTTAAGGAATCATATGCTAGTAAAAAATCTGGTGGAACTGCACCGAAGACTAAAATCATTACTGAGGAAAGTCAAGTTGCAGACCGTTTCAGAAAACTTGCTGGTATTAAATCTTAAACCGCTTTAATTTGGAGAACGATAAAATGAGCGAATATATAAATGAAGGACTTCTCGATGCTTCACCTATAAAGAAGCAAAAAGAAGAATCCGCAAAGCTCGTTACTAAGTGGGAAAAATCTGGACTTTTAGAAGGAATGGAAAATGAGTGGCAACGCTCTGGTATGGCTACATTGTTAGAAAACCAGGCTCGCCAGCTAATTTCTGAAAATTCTAAAACTTCTCCTAACGCCGGTGCTGGTGTTGGTGATGAAGAATGGTCTGGAGTTGCTCTTCCCCTTGTAAGACGAGTATTTGGAAACATCGTTGCACAGGAACTTGTTTCTGTTCAACCTATGAACTTGCCATCTGGTCTAGTTTTCTATCTTGATTTCAAGTATGGAAAAACAGAAGGTAAATTTACTTCCGGTAATTCAATTCACGGAAAAACAGGTCCTAACACACCATCCGGTTCTTCTGCTCCTTTCGGAGAAGATGGACTTTACGGTGTTGGTAAGTATGGATATTCAACTAACTTAACAACTGATGCAGCAATTGCTGTTGAAAGTGTTTCACAAGCTAGTTTTAAAGACATTGACTTTAATAGTGAAGATTCTGCTTCAATAGCTAGTGGAAATGCTTTAATTAAATTAGTTGTTGCTAAATCTAGGTTTACAAATCCTGATTTAAAGTCTATTAGGTCTTGGGATATTACTCATAACAATACTTCTGGATCGGTATTACCTCAGTACACTAAAGAAAATGGTGCTAACATTGAGATAATCTCATCTGTAGTAGCTGGTACTGATGTTTTAGACCACGCTTCTGGTTCATTAACTGTTGACTACATTGTAGAAAATAGTGCTGGTAACAGAGGTGATTTTGAAGATAGAGCTGGTGATGCTACTAGTGATACACTAAGTATACCTGAAGTTAACTTGGAAATGAGATCATTACCAATTGTTGCTAAGACTCGTAAGTTGAAAGCTGTTTGGTCACCTGAGCTTGCTCAAGACTTAAACGCTTATCATTCTGTGGATGCTGAAGCTGAATTAACATCAATGTTAAGTGATTACATCTCAATGGAAATTGATTTGGAAATTCTTGATATGTTGATTTCTGATGCTCAAACAGAAGAATACTGGTCAGCAAAAGCTGGTGAAGACTATGATTCAGCTACTACTGCTTTTGTATCTAATACCTTTTATGGTACTAGATTTGAGTGGTATCAGACTCTAGTTTCTAAGATTCAAAAAGTATCTAACGAAATTCATCGTTTGACACTTCGTGGTGGTGCTAACTTTGTAGTTGTTGCTCCAAAAGTTGCTACTATCCTTGAATCACTTCCTGGCTATGTAAGTCAGCCTGGTGACGGTGGAAATGACCAATTTGGTATGGGTATTTCTAAAGTCGGTCAAGCTGCTGGTAGATATACTGTCTACAAGAATCCTTACATGACTGAAAATTCAATCTTGGTTGGATTTAGAGGAAGTAACTTCCTAGAAACTGGTGCTGTATATAGCCCTTATGTACCGTTAATTACAACTCCATTGGTATACGATCCTAGTGATTTTACACCAAGAAAAGGTGTGATGACTCGTTACGCTAAGAAGATGATTCGTCCAGAGTTCTATGGTTTAATTCATTGTAAGTCTCTTGACTTAGTGTAAACTAAATCATATATCTGATACATAACAAAGGGGAAGACTTCGGTTTTCCCCTTTTGTTTTTATAAAAGTTATATTTATAGTTAAGGAGAACTATAGATGCCAAAATTAGAATATGCTTATGTTGATCCGTCAACCTTTACAAGTGGTGAAACACCATATGGAACATATGATGCTGATAGCACATTTCAAACTGATATTGTTTCAGTAACAAAGTGGTGTGCTAAAAGACTTGGGTTTCCTGTATTACAATTAGAAATACCAAGTGGTTCGATTTATGCTTGTTTTGAAGAATCAGTAAATGAATACTCACAGCACATCAATAATTACAATATTAAAAATTGGATGTGGGAACAATATGGTGAGAAAAGTAGAATATCAGGTTCACTAAGTACAGGTTCATTAGATCCTGTTACACCATCTCTTGGTCCTTCTATAACACTTTCTGATAAATACGGACAAGTTGTTGGTTTAAATGAAAATTATGATTTAAAGAAAGGATTCATAACCTTATCTGGTTCAAAACAAGATTATGATTTACAAGATGTTTGGGCTAGTGTAAGTGAAAGTAATAGAAGAATTGAAGTTCATAGAGTGTTTAATCATCAACCAGCAGCAGTATCAAGATTTTATGATCCTTATGCTGGCTCGTTTGACCAAAGACAACTTCTTGATGCTTTTGGATTTGGCAATGTCTCTCCAGCAATATCGTTTGTACTAAAACCAATCTCTTATGATTTGGCTAGAGCAAATGCTATTGAAACATCTGATTTAGTGAGAAAGAGTGCTTACTCTTTTGAAATACATAATAATAATTTAAGAATATTTCCTGAACCTTTATCTGGAGATGCTGGTGAAAAAATATGGTTTGAGTATTATGTTAAAGATGATATCAGAAATACAAATAATTCTAATGCTGACTTACAAGGTGGCGTATCAGATCCTTCTAATGTTCCGTATAAATTCATTACTTATAGTTCAATCAATCAACCTGGTCGTCAATGGATTAGAAAGTATACTTATGCTCTTGCTAAAGAGTTACTTGGTATTATCAGAAGTAAGTATAGCTCTATGCCCATACCTGATGGTGAAGTTACATTGGATGGTGAAGCTTTAAAGACTGAAGGAAGAGAAGAAAAAACACAGTTATTAGAAGAGTTAAAAGAATTTTTAGAATCAGTATCTTTAACAGAAAAATTAAAGGCAGAGGCTGAAGAAGCTAATGCTCAACAAGAGGTGTTAGCAAAAGCACCATTAAACATATTCATAGGATAATAGATGTCTGCTACACGACCATTTTTTATTTCCCAAAAGGAAATTAATTTAGTTGACCACATGAACGAAGAACTGATTGACGAGATAGTTGGTCAGTCGGTTGATATCTATAAAGTAGCGCCTGAACACACAAATCAAAACATATATGGTGAATCTACCACTAAGTATTTTAATGTAGGATTTAGGGTAAATTGTCTGATACGATATAATGCTCCTGAAGTAGAACAATTTCAAGAAGCAGGACCAGATACAAACTCTACGATTGATTTGATGTTTCAGAGAAATAACTTAGCTAGTGGTTCACTAAACTTTTTTCCTGAAGCTGGCGATGTGTGTGATTGGAATGATTGGTATTGGGAAATCAACGGAGTTACAGAACCACAACTTATCGGTGGTCATCCTGGATTTAA